ATCCATCAGGATCTGTAATACTTGTTGGAATACTAGTTAATACCTTTGGTTTTGTTACAGTAAATTGAACAGAAGATTCTTCACCATACACATAATCCCCAGAATTATAATTTTTCAATACAATACCCATCACAGGTAAATTTTGTCCACTATCTACAGATCCAAAGTATGCAGAGGTATCATCGATTAAATCACTACGTATTGAGAAAAATGGATTTAACATTGATTTAGGTACAAAAGACCCAGTTAATGTTATACTATCCGTATCCAATGTTATTGGAGAAGACCATGTCAATAGTTTTTTAGTTCCTGTGGTAGCATCTCGTATACCACCAGAAGTAAAAATATTTGGTTTGTACAGAATTGCTCCAAAAATATTTTGATTGTATATCAATGTATCTCCTACTTTAATTTGTCCCTGTGTTGTTACTTTATTTAATTTATTTTGATTAAATGTATTCACTCTCTGTTGCATAGTATTACTTGCCGATATTGGGGATTGTAATGATTCATAAGAAAATCCTAATATTCCCATTAAAGATCTTTCCCATTTACTTTCAGATATTCCAAAACTTTCAATTGCTATACCACTATGGGAATCTATGATAGACATTGGATAAATATTTCTATTTGGTAAATCAAAAGTAAAGGAAGCATTTTTTGTTTTCCCATCTATTTGATAAACCGTCCGAGGAATTTTAAGATTATATGGACCCATACCAGGAGAAAAATTTTCTCTCTCTAATCTTTTATTTATTTTATATACCTTTGCTTTACCATCTCTTACAGGATTATTGATATCATCATCTCCTGCACCTCCTTCATTTCCTAAATATTCTGGAGTATAAAAATCAGAAAATCCAAATCTATCTTTTGACGTATCATAAGTTAATTTAGGTTCTGAACTACCTAAATAAGTCTCATTAACTATTTGTCCGAGTTCATCAAAAGAACCATTATTACCACTTACAGAACCATTGACATTTAATGTATTTAATCCTACTGTAAAATTATTTGCTTTATCCATCTCGAGACTCGGTGAATATAAACCTATTGCAGCATTACCGTATGCTGTAAAATGTGGATCATATCCAATATGTCTTTTATACTTAGGCTCAGCATATTGTGAATCTTGAACAGGTGCTTCTCCACCTATAAAATATCCAGAAGCATTATAATAATGAGCTGGTGGTCCTCCCAGACTTTCTGTTGTTATCATGATTTTACCATTAGGTCCCTTTAAAAATACTCCATAAGATAATTGTTTTGTTGTATCATTATACTGAGGATTAGCATAAAATTTTTTTTCATCTTCTTTTAGATACGTAAAAAATAAACATTGAGAGAATGAATTATATTCATTTAATTTTGCTTCATTTCCTGTAATTCCTGTAGGAGGATTATAGTACATATCTGAACCAAACTCTGTTCTATCTGGTGTCAGAGTTTTTGAAGAATTAGCATTTGCTTGAACCATATCAATATGTAAAAATCTTGAATTATCAATTGTTGGTTTTCTATATGTATCCGTAATAGTAATATCTATTTCCGTATTGTCTGCAATGATACTATTTGTCACCCCATCAATATATAAACGTTGTTCTCCTGGTGCAGACTCCAGAGTATTTATCACTGTTACTGTATTAGGTGTAAAAGAAGCACTTGTCATTGTTACTACTCTTTTAGTAAAATATTGTTCTGGTACATCTATTGATACCAAATCTAATGGATCAGGGATATCAAATAAAATAAAATTAACACCAACCCCATGAGAACCTTTAGTATTCAAACCTCTTACTTCAAATTGAGTTCTATTATGATACGGATTTGAAATATTTCTTAAATCCCATAGTTCTGGATATAATGCTTGAGTTTTTATCCATCTAGACAATAAATAACAATTAGCATCATTATACAATTGGTCAAATTCTATTGTTAATTTTTTAGATAATGAATCTCCTTCGTGGTCGTGACTAACATGAGTAATATATGTATAATTAAGACCAGCATAAGCATTATTATTCAACCAATTTTCTCTTCCAGAAATTACAAATTCAGGTCTTTTGAATGCTACAAATGTAAAATTATTTATCCAATCTAATCTCTCCTGAGATACTACTCTACTATCTTCACCTGTAGTTGCATTCTCATCGTATTTCATTGCTTCTTTAAAATTAGAAGAATTAAAAGTTGAACCATTGGCACATAAAAAAGGTTTGAATGTATCTGTTTTATATGTTGCTCCTATTATTCCTTGATTATCGTATACCTCTGAGCCAGATGGTTGATTTGGTGTTTTAAAATATTGATATGTATCTAGATTAGAAGCATTCTGCAATGAATCAGTAAATGTTTCAGCAATAAAATCTGCTGACCTTCTTCCTTTTGGTATTGTAATTGTTTTTAATTCCCTATAAGGTATATAAGTATCTACTGCCGGATCTAAACTTCCATTAGCATTACAACTTGAAGTAAACTCAGGTGCTATTGGTACTGTTGTATCTTTATTTAAATAAGTTGCTCCATATCTCACAAATATTGTAAATTTTGTCCCATCTTGTCTTACTTTTGCTAATTCTCCATTAAATAAATCACTAGTGGCATACACAGCAGAAGCATTTCTATCTCGTTGATAATCACTTTCACAAAATAATCCATTACCTAATGAAGTTATTGTAGAACCTTCAGAATTACAATCATTTGCCTTGTAAAGTTCAAAACCTTTTTTACCGTCTCCATAAGCAAATAGTCTTGGTAATGAAAAACAATTTTCTCCATTAGTTGTTTTATAATATTGTAAAGTCAAATGTACTTGATTATCATTTAATTCTTTTTCAATAGTTGATGAATTATATACTAAAGCATCATACTTTGCTAATGAATTTCTATATCCACTATCTAAATAATAATCATTCTCTCTGTACGTTGTTACTGTTGTAATACCTGGTATACTAATAGTATCAATGTATGCTCCTTTTAATTCTATTGTTTTACCTCCGGCACCTCTTTCTGATACAATTGCAGAATGAATATTTATTGTATCTCCGACATCCAATTGTATACCAGAATTTAATTTATTTGTAAAGATTGCATTATTTACTTCATTTCCTGAAGTGTATTCAACGGAAGATCTACGACTACAATCTAATAATTTCACATCAACATAAGACTGTTCTTGAGGTTGATTAGACATTTATATAATATAGACAAAAGAAAAAAGTAATTTATTTTTATTTAACTAAATCCAACAGTTAGGAATCCATCACGAAGTTCGGCAACCTTTTCAATTTCAATATAGGTTCTCTGAGTGTATGTCTGTGACCCAGTAAGAGCAGCAAGAGACTCACACTTCGTCGTTAGTTCAAGACCACGAGCATTGACACGTCCCACAGGAAGTCTGTATGACTGGAAAAAGAAGTTTCCAAGTAGACCTTGAGAAGCATTGTGTGCAGTTCCGTGGAATTTTTCACTTGTTAGAACATCACCTTCTGCACAGTATTCCTCACGAGTAACAAATGGGAAAGATCTTTCAGCACGAGAAGTCTTGTCAAATAATACAGCACTATTACTTAAATCAATTGGGAAAACAAAGAAATCATTCATTCTAATATTTGTAGTTAGAGTACCATTTTCTCTGACTACTGAACTATAGTCTCTTGCTGGTGCTATGGCAGAATATTTATTTAGCATAAATCTATCATCACGATTATCATCATGAATACCACTAATTACCTTAGTAACTATACGACCTGCTCCACCAAGATTCCTTATACTATTCTTTGCATCTGTTCCAGAAAGAGATGTCTTTGTAAGTCTGTAATCATCAAATACAAACTGAGTTGGTTTACTCATAAACTGCTGAAGTCTCTGAGCCATTACAGCACCATCATAGAAAATATAATCGGCAACAAGTTTTACATTAGTAGTATCAATCTTAAATTCCTTACCACTTGAAGCATTAATATCTACAGAAACTCGTCCAGTAGAACCTACAGGTTCCCATAGTAAATCAACCATTACTTCCTGCTTCATAGCAAAGAGAGGAAGATTTTTTCCCTTCATAAATGGAAATAATTCTCCAAGAGTTACAGAGAATGTAGGTTCATTATTGAGATCAGTATATACACGGGTACTTAATCCTCCTCCAAATGGTTCAACACCAGTGTCAAGACCATAGGCATCGGCAGCAGTATTTGACTGAGATCCTGCAGTATTATCATATACAAATTCGTGGCACATCTGTCGTCCACTCATTACTGCTTCGCGATCCTTATTCATTTCATTTGAAATAAACATAGACTCATACGATTTGAAAAAATTATAATCTTCAATCTCACATACAGTATTACCTCCTACACGAAGGGTAGCACGACGTATAAGAGAATGAACTCCAACACCTAGAGGAAAGAAAGCACCAGAAGAGGTTGAAGCATTTTTCTTTACAGAAAGAGTAATACGTGAACCATCATGGAGATAGCCCTTGTTTTGAATAACGAATCGGCAGTTTACATCGTTACAAACAATTGGGTCGAGCACATCACTCGTGACATCCATTGCCATATTGGACTCAATCTGCCCTACTTTAATAAGATTAGGTACATTAGTTTCATCAAGTTTGGGGGGGGAAACAGCAAGAGTCTCTTGAATATCAGCCATATTTTTATAATATGTTAAACATAAAAAAATAAATAAAAAAAAAATTTAAAAGTTCATTTACTGAACAATCTGGATACCCTGAGGACCAAATACCATAGTCTGCCGAGAATGCACAAACAAGAAAAGAGCATTAGGAGAATCACTATCAAGACCTACTTCCATCTGGATACCAAACGGTGTAGTTGAAAAATCTTCACCTATACCAGTTCCTGCCGTATCAAACGGGATACCAATACATTCCTGGGGTCCACCCTGTGCAGTAAGAGGAGTCGTGGCTCCAGTGTAAAGTCTGTTGGTATTTACAGGAGAAATCTGGGATCGTAGATTATCAGGTCTAATACTATCACGGGCAAAAGTTACTACTTGAGGATCTACTACAGTAGTTGATTCACTATCCTTTACATTCGTATCTAGGTTAAAGTTGAAAGGCATACGACGACCCGCCTTGGTTATAATTATTGATTTTATTTCTGCCTGACTACCATCACTATTCAGAGGGGATGTAGTAGAATATGAATTAAATTTTAAATTGTTAAGATACTTAGAAGGACACATATTCATGAAAACTCCAAGAGTTCTTGAAGTACCGAGATTGAAGTTTACAACAGCATTAGCAGAATTAATTACATTGAAATAAGAAGTAATAGCATTGTAGGTAATTTGTCCGGAAGGAGGGAGAGGTGACTGAGGGACATTTAATTCACAATGGAGACGGACATTTTCAAGTTCATAAAAAGCATCCGTAAGACCAGTAGTGTCACCGCTAAGAGCATACAATGCCTGTGCATCGGGTGAAAGTGTTAGTGAAATCTCAACACCCCCAAGACTCTCAGCTCCAAGACTTAGTAGGTTTCCTGAACTTAGAACCCCGGTTGGAAGATTAATACAGAATCTGGATCCGTGTGTAGTTGCAGGGAAATCTACAAGTTCTCTCTTTTGAGTTTCATAGTTAGGTACTGATAGAGACTGATTATTAGCAAACGTCATCTTATCTTCACGACTTGATACATACGGGAGGTATGAAGCAAGGAAACGTCCATAGTGGTTTATAGTTTCAATTACCTGACGAGACCTCTGGGACGTAATGGTTACTTTATCAATAATTGAATAGAGAGCAAGTTTTTCATCAATACCAAGCTGATCGGCAGTAGTTGGTTTAGTTCTATTAGCATCCTTAAAGAACTTAATATCTCCAGAAAGTCTAACACTACCACAATCAAGTAAGTGAGGTTGAGAACCAATTAGGAAAGAAACAATCGGATTCCCTTGCTTGTGGGAAATCTTCTGTGTAGAATTGATATTTGACGGTTGCAGTTCATTGTAGATAATACTCATTTTTATAATACTTAATATATATTATTTTAGATGAGTTTATTTTAAAAAAAATTGTAAAATTATACTTCAACACTTATGGAATCTGATCGGATGTTGATACGTCGAAGGTGGTATACAAAATTACACCAGAGCATATCCTTCTCAGGTGGACTGGCAACATCCTGGTAATGAACGTTAAGACGACAATCCTTGTTTCTCATATCATATACACCATCATTAAGAGAAAATGTTCTTGCTACAGCAAAATTCTCATTAAATCTTGACATCTGTAGTGCAGGCATACCAGCAGACTGAAGTGCTTTATCAAGTTCAAGTAGAGGAATAGCATCTACAGAACTCTTAGAAGATATTTTTTCAGTATTGACATTCAAGCTAGGCTGATTACGTCCATCATAGAAAAAGAAATATTCCGTGAGTCTGTTAGAGATTCCTGCAATACCACTCTGAGAAGAAAGTAGGAAATGGTCGTGAGAATTAGCGTGAATTTCATAAGTTCCAGTAGACGAAATCTGATCCTTGCCCGAATATACAGAAGCATCTGTGGGGACACAAATTACAGACTTAGCACGTTGGTGGTTCCCGGGGATTGGAATATTTGCTACACGATCTCCCTTGAGCTGAGAATGATTGTACACCTGAGTTGAAAGGAAATCATAAACCATCATTTTTCCTGCTCTCATATCAGACATTGCCTCTTGCTGTGCCTTAGCACCTAAATCAACTTGATTGAGAACGAGTTCTACATTACTCATTGAGTAAGTAGGATTGTATGTAGCAGCAGCAGAAACTGATGTAGAAGCTAGGTAAACATTTCCAGCATTTCTAACATTTGAACCATTATTTTTAACAGAAGCATTAAGAGTAACTTTAACATACTTATTTGCTCCAGTTCCAGAAGTTTCAATAGTCTTAATAACAGCAGGAACAGAAAGGGCAGAGACGAATCCTGATGACTCACTAGCAAACTCAAATGTTTCTCCAACAACTAGTGGGAAATTATCCACTGCCCAGTTATTGTTATCATGCTTAATGAAAAATTTATTACTAACGGAACCATTGTCAAAATTACTTGGTGAAAGAGTAGTACCATTGAGAGAGTGGAAAAGTGGGTTGAGTGTTAGTCTACGATTTTTATTTACTGAATCAAGTTGACGGAAGCATCTCTTATTTTCACTTGTAAGAATAGATACAAATAAACCATTCATTAATCCACAAGGTACAACCTTATCATTTTGGAATAGTCCTGTATGAAGGGGAAGTTTGAGTTTACACTGAGTATATTTATTGGAGTTCGTAAATGCTTCATTCGTAGGATCTTCCGATACATTCTTATAGTAAGGAGAATATTTGTGGTTTGCTAATTCAGACTTAGTAGAACCACGAGTTCCACGAGAATCAGGAGTCCAAATTCCTGCACCTTCATTTAATGCTCTAAGATTCTTTAGAGTTTCATTGGAATGATAAGCATACTTCATTGCTACGTGAACTGGGTAGTGTCTAATTTCCTCCAATAATTCGGTTTTGTCCCCAGAATGAATTCGAATCGTATCTAGCAAAATTTGGCCTCCGATGAGTTCATCTAACTGGAGACGGGTATTGGATGCAGAGGTATCCTGTGCTATAGTTAAATCAAATTGTAAATATGAGTTTTTCGGGTTGAAATAGGATACATTCGGGGGAATGTAAAATTCAATGACTTTCTGAGCATCATAGGTGAGACCATTCTGAGATGGAATAGCAACATAATCCTCTTTTACTGGAATCTTGTTATCTGCTACGAAAAATCCTGTTGACATTATTTTATAATATGTTAAACATAAAAAAATAAATAAAAAAAAATAAATTAAAAATTACCTTGTAGCAGCAAATGATCCTGCAAGAGATGCCTGTGCTGTCTGTGGTATTTCCGGAGGTTTTGTAGGTGTAGCATCAGTCGTCATTTTCTTTGTTGTATCAATAGCATCACCAGCAGCAGAAGATATACCTCCTAATGCTTGAAGTCCAGTTCCTAAAACTCCAGCAAGTTGAAAACCAGGAACAAATCCTAACATATCAAGGGCAGTACCTCCAATAGTAGCAACATTTCCAAGTTTTTCTTCCCAATTATCTCCAGCAATCCCCTTTGCCTTTATATCAGCAGCAATATCCATACCAGATGAAGCAAGACCACCTAAAACTCCAACACCTTTACCTACTGCCCCTGCTACTTTGGCACCCCTTCCAACGTCCTCTAGTCCCTCTGCTGCTGTTGCTGTTTTAGTTACTACAGTAGAACCTTCTCCTAAAGTTCCTTCACTTGTTGTAATTGCAGCAGCACCAGGTTTAGTCACTACATTAGAACCTTCTCCTAAAGTTCCTTCACTTGTTGTAATAGCAGCAGGAGGTTTTGATTCAAGTGTTTCTGGTTCTTCACCTGCTGGTGCTCCCTTAGGTGCTGATTCTGCAGATGTTGGTTTTACTTCAGTAAATCCACCAGCACCAGGTCCTCCCTTCTGTGCTTTTTGATAAGCATTTAGTGACGTTTTAAAATTACTCATAGCAACTGAATCTGTAAGAGCATCTTTAACACCAGACATAACACCTACCTCTTCATCTTTTCCTACTTGACCTTTAGCAGCAGTAGAAGCATTCGTTATTGCAGTCTTATTAAATTCTCTTATACCTTCATTACGACTTTCAACAGCACTCGTCCTAGCATTACCTTGAGAAATAGCAGCACTCATGTTATATCCATCCATTGTTTATATTATTCATTACAAATTAATTTTGAGAGATATTTTCTAATTTATTTAGTTCATCTTCTTTTTCTTCTTCACTTTGATCTTCTCCTCCAACTGCAACGAGTTTCCTAAAATTATGGAACATCTCAGGAGGATTTTTTGATAATTTCATGTAACAGAAATCGAATTTTTTTTTACAACATTGTTTATATAATTTTAACCAGTTCTCACTACCCTTGAATAGATCCCCAAATTCTTCAGAAATTGCAAAAAGTTCCCGTTGGTTTGGGAACGGACTACCACAAATGACGGATGTTGCATTGCTCCTAATGATTGGATCCACAGCACCTCTGAACTTTTGAACTGATATAACTAATAATTTTATACCATAATGTCTTGAACGTGTCACAAGATTTGCTACATTACTATCAAGCATTCCAACACAATCGTCTAGAACCAATGCTATTTCTTTTGTAGGATCATCATCTCCTTTAGCTGTTTGTCTTTGAATAATATTTTGAATTAATTCAGGACTATACGTATCGTGACATTCAAATCTCTTTTTCATAAATCTTGATGTACTATCCATATTAATTGTAGGTGATATTACAACCACTCCCCCTGGGAAAAAATCTTGACCATAAAAATTATCATTGAGAAAAAGTGAACTAATTATGGTACTTTTTCCTGTCTGTCTTGGACTAATCATGAGTAAACATTCACCAGCACCTTTAACTCCAACACCTACATCAGGTAAATTAGGATGATGCTGTTTTGCTGTTCCACTATTTTCATCAATTATTGGAATAATTTCTGGACCTTCCATTTATACTTAATAATATTTTTTTTATATTGTAATATAAATGGAAAATTTACCTTTAGATATTGTAAATAATATTTTAGTAATTAGGTACAATGAAAATTTAAAAGAGTTAGAACTATTAAAAAAAAGATTTCAACATTTAAAAAAAGATAATGATAATATGTCAGATTATATGTATAAAAATCAAATAGATATGTGTGAGGAATGTGGTATTTATGATAGTGGAAATTATATAGATTATATTGCAGAATATGAAAGATGTTTATGTGAAGACTGTCTTACAACTTTTCAAAGATTGTCACCACACGGAAACGGTGGTTTGTAGACTTTACCATACCTATTCTACCTAAAATTTTAAATTGGTCTTTTTTGTAGTTAGGCAGTACCTGATCCAACCAAATTAAATGCCCTCCCTTTTTTAATACATTGTATGCCTGTTTAAATACTACATTACGTTTCACCATACAGCATCCATAGTGGTCACAGTCTTCAATACTGTAAGGAGGGTCTGCAAGGATTAATTCATAAAAATCATGGGGTATTACTTCACTAAATGTCTCAGCATCTAATCCTGTATTATAATCAACTTTATCATATTCTTCACTATCCGGCAAAGAGCCCGAAAATAAATGTAATGTCTTTTTAGGTACTAAAGGAAATAAAGAAAATATTCTCTCAAGGTAACCATAAGGGTATGCTCCGTATAAAGTTGTCTTTGTTGTATAATTATTACCCATCACCCATATACCTTCTATAATATCTCTATTCAGAATTAATTTAGAATAGTTCGGAAATTTTTTGTGATAATTAATAATTCTATCAGTATTATTAAAAGGCATCTATACTTTAAAAAATATTTTTATTGTGAGAAAAAAACGTTCTTTGAAAAAAATCCTGAATCTCCATAGTATGCCTTAGGAGGATATACCATCTGCTTGATTTCTTCTTCTGCCTTACGTCTTGCCACCTCCTCTTCAATCTTTGCCTTCTTTTGTGCTTTTCTGTGTTGTCTTAATTGTTCATTTTTTAATAATGCTTCATCAATTGCCTTTTGTATAATATCAGGATCTATATCTGCCTTCGGTCTTGGTGGTGGTACATCATTCACAATATCTTGTAATTCTTTTTTTTTACTTGCTTTCTTTTTTACTTCTGCCTTTGATTCTAAATCCTTTAATTCTTTTCTTTCTTGTGCCTTTGCTTTTCTAGATGCCATAGCTTTCTCTCTTGCTAATTTTAATTTTTCCTTATGCTCTGCACTCATAGGTTTACGGGGTTTTTTTTCTTTCTTTACTGGTGCTACTACGGGTTCTGCAGTCTTCTTCTGCTTTACAAATATATCATCAGTATCAATATTTTCACGGACTACTTGTTGAACTTCTTCCTCCTCTTCCTCAGATTCTGGTGGAGTTTCAATAATTAATTCAGGATCATTTACAATATCAGGTAAAATATTTGACATTCTCTATATTTTACTTTATATTTTATTGTTTTTGATTAAAAAATAATTAAAAAAGGTATAAACTAAATATTTTTACTGTTTTTGACGAATGTGTAGCACAACAACTGAAGACCCTACAACACTATCAATATATCTTTCATTTTTATCTACGAAATCAATACCTAAACTGTTTACTTGAATATCTGCAGCATTTGAAATGTCAAGATAAGTTTTTTCACTTGCTTCGAAATATAATCCTCCTGTCTGCTCACCACTATTATCAAACCGAGGGCAATGGTAAATAATATGAGACTGATTACCAGTAGCACCATTAGTGCTTCTTTGTGTTAGACCGTTTAATCTTACAAATACAGATTGATTTGCTATTAGTTTAGGTACTGATGAAGATGTGAATGTAATACTTGAAGCATTAAAAGCAGTAGGTGATTCCATTGGAGATGCTCCAATGAATCCAAGAATTTCTTCTGTATTAGCAAATTGTGTTTTAAAATATTTTTCACTTTCTGCTAATACAGGGACTGTAGTATATTTTGAATATCCTGAAGCATTTGTCTTTACAAATGTATGTATATGGGAATCATCCATTATATTAAATTTTCTTGAATCTACACTTTTAGGCAAATAAGTTTTTCCTAACCAAGATTGAACGTTCCACCAATCAAAATTAATTAATCTATCTTGTAGAGGAACTTCGTATGATAATGAAGTATCAATACCATTATATTTAAATCCTCCAATTTCTCTACCATCATAACTATGAAGGATTAAGTGTTCGTCTTTATCTCCATCTATTTCCCATTTACCATATAGATATGCACAAGACTGATTTACAGGTTTAAAATAGTTTTTCTTTTCAGGAGTACCAAGTTCAGGACTACATATAAGAGTTCTATCTACAAGACTATCTTTTTCTAAATATACTTCAATTTGTTCTCCATCAATAAAAAATTCAATATTTGTAAATCCAGAAGCATTTGTAGAAAGATCATAAGGTTCAGTGTAAGTTGCTCCAGTGTATCCATAGTATATGACTTCTTGAAGAGAAAGGTCTTCTGAAAGAGTATCCCATGTAGCATGATAAAGTTTTAGTTCATAACTTCCATTGGAGGCATTAAATTCTTTACGTGCTACAAAATCATAAAAACCTACATCACTAGTATCAAAATAATCTGGATACGTAAAATCTTTTACTTCAGCATTACCTTCAGTATCAAAGTAAGGTGCTTCAGGATTACAATATCTGCTTAGTCCAATATTCCATACAGAAGCAGCATTAAATGCTACTTTAAAATGTGATTGATGTAGACTGAGGGGCAGATGGCTAAGTTGAGCAAAGCATCTATCTCCACCATCATCAGATGTTTTATTAAATTTATGGGCAGCAGCAATATACTCCCATCCAGTAGATTCCTTTGTTGCATTTACTAAATCAACTTGATTAGTAGGACTACTATCGGTAGTTGGACGTTTTTTGACTCCTGATGCTGAAGGTAGATTCTCATAAATTAAATTATAACCATCAAAACTTGTTGAACTATTTCTTTGAACTGTACAATTGGCAAGACCTTGAAAGTCAGGATGATAGATAGCTTTATTCTGTGCAGTTTTAACACGTTGAGCAAATTCATTAGAATTAACTTCTCCCTGTGGATAGATACGAGTATAGGCAACATTTCTTGTAGATAAATCAAATGTAAAACTATCTGTCAATTTTTGTCCGATATACTGATAAAATAAATTATTTGATCGGGCTACTTGAAATGTTCCATCCTTATTTATTTTCAAACTTTGTAATGCTACTTCAGAATTCTTTGGAATTAGAAGAGGAGTCTGTAGAGTATTAGTAAAACTATATGCTTTATCTATACCACCACCAAGGTCCAATTCACTTTCATTGAGTGAAGTGTTTGACAATATTACCAATGACATTTTTATAATATTCTAAATATAAAAAAAATATTATAATAATTATAATAAAAATGCCCACTAAAAAAGCAACGATGTATGATAATAATGAATGCTTTAACCTCGTTAAAAAACAAACTGAAGAAAAAAAGGTTAATCCCAATAAAGTATTTCAAGGATACACTGCTCCTAAAAAGAAATGCCCTAAGGGTCATAAGGTGTGCAACTGTAAAAAGAAAAGTAAAGGTACAGTCCCCAAGGGTTCTCACAGGATGCCTGATGGCACTATAATGAAGGATTCCGATATGCCGAAGAAGAAAAAGACAGGAAAATACTAAAGTTAGGTAGCTTTGTAACTTGTTTGGTATCTTTTTGGTAATCAAAATTTTACGTCTCTTAGCGTCTTGTCAATGAGTCGATATAGTATAGTATACTATATATATTACTTAAGTTACTAAAAAAAAAATATATATAGTATATATATCGAATATAAAAAACAATTAAAAAAAACTCTCTATAGAAAAGTTAATTGGCGGGAAAATTTCAAGGTTTTTGGAATAGATTGTATCATTGGTATAATTAGAGAATTATTTTGTCATTATTCTGCATCATCTTGTAATCTAAGGCATCGCCATCCATCGTATAACTTGCCGTCTTTCCGAACTTTTGTTTTGATACCTCCACGACTTGTAATATATTTATTGTATTTCTGTGGAGACATATTTATACTTTTTTTACTAATAAGGTATTTTAATTTCTTAGTAACTACAATGTCATCATAACCAACATTTCTTTTAACAGTACCATTATCCCATCCATCGTATGGGTCACCACTGTATAATAGTAGTTCATCCAGTTGAGCATATTCACTTTCTCCCTCTTTAAAATCTTTTTGAGATGATTCCATTGATTTTGGTAAAGAAAGTTTTTCTGAATAACTTCCAAAGAGTATATCCACAAAGGCATTTATTACGTCTTCGGACTTGCTCCAAGATTTTATGTTATCGTCTTTCTTATGGTATGAAATAATAATCTCATTTGTTGATTCATTTTTTAATTCAGTTCCGATCTTTTCAGTATCATCAACAAATTTTGAAGGGAAATAATAAATGTATGCAGTTTCTTTTGCGTCTGCTGGTTCAATAGGAGGCAAGTCATTGCAGAATATCATGGGTCTTGCCTGTGTTACAATATTAACTTCATCCTTATGATTAACACGTGCTTCAATTTTATCTCCACCACTAGCAAGTTTTTTTAAAATATTCCCATTTATTTTGTATGTATTATCACCATCCCTAGTAATTTCATTTGTTAAAATTAATCTTTTAAATTCAAAAGGTACTAACCACGATAATGCTTTAGCACTATCACCTATAGTGCCTTTAAAAACAAAATTCTCTCCATTGGTAGCACGGCAATAATTTCCAAATGCTTTTTCTAACATACCGACTAGTACACCTTTACCACAATCCCTTTCACCCATACAGACAACCCAATTTTTATCTTCAATTTCTCCTGCAAGAGCCCGTGCTGTTGTATTCAACCAACTATCTCTCATTTCATCATTATTAGCAAAAATAGGATTTAAAATTCTATCATAGACTGCACGTCTATTTTCTTCAGTAGAGGGTGTATAGTTGTTATTTATTTTTACTGCTGTATATATTGTATCATCATAATTACATAACTTTTTATTTACAAAATCCCAGTATCCATTTTTAAAACATAATTTCCTGATATTAGTTGTAAATAATTTATCAATAAAATCTTCGTCGTCTGTAGGTTTAACAAATTTTAAAATATTAGAATTACCTTGAGACATAGTTGAGTATGGTTGAATTGCTCCGCCGATATCCTGATAAATATTCAGACCTGAAACAGTGTGAATAAGTTCTTGTTTTATTTTTTTATCATCTGTAATCCATACATCATTTATTTTCATAAAAATCCTATTTTGACATTGTATGTATGATTTTTTTAAAAATTCTGTAACAATACTTCCACCCTGTTCATCTGTCTCAATAGTTTTCATTTCATTTATTTCATCAGGTAATACAAAGGGTTTAATTTTTAATTTTAAAATATATCCTGTTCTATTTTTTATTTCTTGCTGACATAATGATGTAACGTAATTCTCAGAATATTCATCTTCTAATTTTTGAATATGTAAACCATCATGAATTAAAGCACCTACCGAATAATTATGCTCTATACACCATCTATACATACATAGTAGTACCTTACATTCTTCTGTTTGAATGAAGTAAGACAGTGCAGACCCTTTGATATTAAATCCATTTTCTCCCTTTTTATTTTGTGCCTCTATTACATATTTTATCATATCATCTTCTAGTAATAATTTATCACGATTTTTTATCATTTCTTTTTCTAGTTTGTAAAATATCTCAGGAATGGTTTTTACATTATTTTTTTTCTTCCACGTAGTAGGATCACCACCATAAAAAACTGCCATAAATAACTCCTTACATCTTGCACGGTCAATACCTACTTTTTTAAATTGATGAAAGATAGTATCTCTATCATCAATAAAATTTGTAAGGTATTTAGTCTTATAACCCTTAGAATCAAATATTTGAACTAATAAACATGGATGACAATTTTCTACATCTAAATCAGAATAGATGCCTTCACAAATTGTAGACTTAACTATGTTGTACATATTGTATTGAGACCTGCAAGTATCCTTGGGATTTCCTTCCTTATCAACTTTAATTTCTGCCATACGTATGGATAATCTTCCAATTTCATTTATTGTATAATTTACTTTGACCTTTCCATTATTTGAGTACTTAATATATTTTTTTAACCCTGCTTTTGTTTCATCATCTAGTAAATCGGTATTTAAAAGTTTATTTGCTTTATGAATGTTAAATTTTTCTGTAAGGGTAATCGGATTCATATATTGAGACATTTATTTTATATATTATACCAACATTTTTTTTAAATATTTTAAACTTATATTATTTTCTTTTTTTTAAATGAACTTTATCAATTTTATGTGCTTTACTTGAAGGGTCTACTGCAGCATACACACGGGCATATGCCCACTGTTCAGGGGATGTAACATTAGGTCGGACACTACCGGGGTTCGATTTATATGCTCCCTTGCCTTTATTAAATATAGTTTTTATTCCAGACAATTTATAACCGGATAACTTAGCAATTTCAGATAAAGAGTGAGGTTCAGCAAGTTTGAATCCGTGCTTCTTATTAAATTTTTGCTTGTACGTGGGCATTTATTATTATCTATATTATAAATAAATGTCGGAAAAAAAAACTTTATACAAACCTTTTGTATCAAAGGCAAAAAATAAAAAGTATAGTGTATACGTAAAAGGTCCCAATGGAAATCCAAAACTAATTCATTTTGGAGATAAAAGGTATGGACAGTTTAAAGACAAACTTGGAAAATATTCTTCATTAGATCATGGTGATCCTAAAAGAAAAAAGGCATATTATTCCCGTCACGGTCCTGCAAAGGGTAAGGATACTCCTAAATATTGGAGTCATAAAATTTTATGGTGATATTTCCGGTTCAGGTTCAGGTTCTGGTTCTTTAAGTGGTTCAGAGTAATCCATATTAGAATTTTTTTCTCCAGTTTCAGGGTCAACTTTATCATCTACTTCTGGACATCCTGTAAATTTTCCTTGATAAGGTTTTATTTCACGTAAACCATTTACAATGATAGGTTTTCTAACTTCATCATATTTTCCATCAAATTTTTTATTAAACATTTGTATTACATCTAAATCAATAGATGGTGATGATTCCATTAAATTATCATATTCTGCTCTCATTACTTTTAAAAAATCTCTACAAGGTTTTCTTTTGATATCCTGTAAAGATAATTCTATTTCAATATTTCTTGATAATTTTGCCCAAGCAAGTGCAGATATTCTATGACCTTCATAGACTTCAGAGTATCTTAAAAAACTCAATAGAGTTCCAAGTATACCACACAATAAATTTAAAGATCCTACACCAGCAGAAAAACCTTGTTTGTAACCTTCAGGAACATAACTATCAGTGGCAAAGTTTGCAGTCCCTGTTAAAGTAGATAATACAATGATAGGTATTTGAAAATGATGATATTTTTTTTTATATTTTCTTTGTGAGAATGAATGTAGGTACTGAAAGCATAGGGAAACCTCACCCCATTCACTGAGTAGGTCTTCTATTTCAGGAGACCAATCTTCAATATTTTCTGGCAGATCTCTGGGAGTTTTTAAATCCATTTATAAGTTCAATATATAAAAATAAAATATAGTATATAATTATAAAAAATGTCAGAAGAAGGTCAGGTCCGAAAATGTACAGTAATTGGAAATGGAGCAACCCTCAAAGATTTTGATTTTACAAAAATAAAAGATGAAACAATTGGGATGTGCCTTGCATATAGACACTGGGAAAAGATTGATTGGTATCCAGATTATTATGTTTGTGTGGATCATGTTGTATTACATTCTAATCATAAAGATATTGAAAAAATGATTGTAGATGATAAATGTAAAGGAGGATATTTATTAAGTAGAAGTATTTTAGAAGATTGTCCGGAATTATCCGAAAATGAAAAAGTTCTTTTTCTTGAAGACTTTCAAAGACAAAGAGGGAATCCTTTTAAATACCTTGTTGATTGGTGTACTGGTTCTGTATCTGTATTATTTTCTGTAATTTTGGGATTTAATGATATTCATATTATGGGTATAGATTGTAATTATAAAGAATTTTTACCAGAAACTGAAGAACTTGAAGATGGGACATTAAAGATCACAGAAACTCCTGCAACCAATCCAAATTATTTTATAGATGATTATCAACGTAAAGGAGATATATACAATAAACCAAATTGTGAAAAAGTTCACATTCCATCATGGGAACATATTGTTTTTATTTTAACAGGGTATACTAGACTAAATAATTTATATATGAATGTTACTTGTTGGACGGATGATGAAGTAAAAGGATTAACTAAATATTTTTCCAAGGAAAATATTAAAGATTATTATGTTGAAGATATATAAATGAAAGTGCTCGAATTATTTTCTGGGACTGGTTCTGTTGGTAAATGTTGTAAAGAATTGGGTTGGGATGTAGTATCAGTAGATATGATATTACCTGCAGATCATAAAGTAGATATTATGGATTTTGATTATAAACAATATGATAAAAATGAATTTGATATTGTTTGGGCTTCTCCTCCTTGT